ATGCAGATACCCCAACACCTTACCGGTCTATAAATCTTTAAAATGCGATGGGGAAAAGGGGGGATGGAAGGCGCTGGAAAGATTGAAGATTGATTTTTGAGCAGATTTGAATTGTCCGTTGCCAGGGCGAGGCCGGGAGCCGGGCACGGTCTGTTATGGAGCCCGGAACGCCGCCCTGGCCTGGATAAAGATAAGCCGGGCCATCGCCTGTCGCCGGTTTGGGTGTGATGAGACCGATTTACAGCCTTTGCAATCGCTATGCCGGTGGCAAGGTGGAAAATAAACGGACGATTATAGATATATATAAGATGATATAATTATCGCTTGCATTACATCTTATATTGTGGTATTTTTGAGGCCAAGGAATAGGTTTTCATTTCTCATCATCCCGGCCCAGCACCTTGATGCCTGATTCCGGGAATAAGGGAGGATAAAATCATGGCAGCAGTGGCTTACATCCGTGTGAGCACGGATAAGCAGGATGCGGATAATCAACGGCTTGAGATTTTGCGCCTGGCGAATGATAGGGCCCTTGGCCAGGTGCGATTTGTCGAGGAGGTAGTCAGCGGGCGTAAGTCCTGGCGGGATCGCGAGATCGCGAGCGTTCTGGACAGCCTCAAGGCCGGAGATGCACTCGTGGTCGCAGAGTTTTCTCGCCTTGGACGGTCGATGCTGGAAATTATGGAGATTTTATCCATCGCTACCCAACGCGGCGTTAAGGTTTTGCCGCAAAGGCAACTGGTCGCTCGATGGGTCGCTCCAGTCCAAAGTCGTGGCGATGGCCTTCTCGATGGCCGCGGAGATCGAGCGGGATTTGATAAGCCAGCGGACCAGGGCCGCGCTAGCGACTAAGCAGGCTCTCCTGGATTCCGAGGGATATTACGTCTCCCGCACGGGCCGACGGGTCGAGTCCTTGGGCCGCCCTCGCGGGCCCGGGAAGTCAATGCTGGATAAATACGAGGAGGAGATCAGAGGCCTTCTAGCCCTGGGCGTACCGCAAAGGCGGATAGCGGACAAGTACGGTACCTCGCCGCGTAATCTCTGGGCCTGGATGCGCAAGCGCGGCATTGATCGCTCAGGGCCCGGCCGCTTCATTGATATGCCAGCCCCAGATCATCATCCTCCCACTGCCCGGCCGGATCCAAGCGAGTTCCTGGCCGGGCGGTGGTTCCGGCTCCCTTCCCGGGCTCCGTCAATCCATGCCTTACCTGCCCTTCCTTGCCCGTCTTATGCCAGGGCCTCCGAAACCAAAAACCGACCGATGGGACTCCAGCCCCCCCATGTCAACTCCACCGGCATGTAATTTTCACCCATTTCACCGACCACCCGGGCAATTCTGGAAAAGTGGAAAGGGGTGCGGGTGCCAGCGAAAGAGTCTTAAAATTGGCCGATACCTATATCGTTTTTTCAAAAAAGTCTTCTTATAAGTCATCCTGCGAAGCCGTTTTTCACGGCTCTAAAGATGAAACATACCTCAACTCCAAGATGATTAAAAACTGCGAAAAACATGATTCAAAAAACTTGTCAAAGAAAAAAATTCCCCTTTTAGCAGTCCATAATCGTCCACCATTGTCCATAATTGTTTTCGCAAATCGTTAAGCAAATTCCAGTAAAAAAACCGTGTTATAATCCCGCCCAAAATATCTGGGAGTAGTCCATCTCCGCCGAGCCAGCCACGATGGGTGCAAAAACATCAAAAATAGATCGGGCAGCCCTGGCCCCTATCATCCTTCAACTTCGTAGTGAAGGCATCACTTCTTCTATGGCCATATCGAAGGCCTTGAAGGAAAAGGGGTACAGCATATCCCAGCCCACAGTTGCCCGCTGGCTGAAGGCAAATGCAGACACCGGACGGGAAGAGACGAGGAAGATCGTCCAGGATCATATCAAGGCGACAGTCCCCGCCGACCTCGATGCCCTTGAAGAGATGGAAGCCGCCTGCCTTGCCTGGTCACGGGAGACTGAAAAGGAATTTTCAGCCCGCCTGTCACATCAGTACATCTCCGAATCATTCAGCACCTGGCGCGATACGATCCTCTCGACCGATCCTGAAGACATGGCGGAGGCCGTGTCCGAGATTATCAGGCAATGCCTCCAATGGATCGCTGCCTACGCGAATATCCAGAAAAGACGGCTTGCTGCGATGAAGCAAGCCACGAGCATCATCGAACTCAAGCTCCGTTACTCCGGCATCATCGATGCCGCCGGTTCCGGAAACATCCTTATGGTGGATAGTCGCCGCGACAAAGTCGTCCAGGACGAGCACACCGGACGCCTGATGGTAATCAAAGGAGGAAAGGACGAGGATGCCGAGGGACCTTGTCTTTGATTTCTCGCCTACCCAGGCCGATTTCGTCTTCACCGATGCGCATATAGCCCATCTCATCGGCCCTATGGGAGAGGGCAAGACTTTCGCCGGCGTAGGAGCCATGATCCACCATGCCCAGCGATGCAAGATGAATATCCGCACGGCGATAATCAGAGATACACACCAGAATATCAAGACTTCGACTATTAAGTCGATCTCGGAGATACTTGGCGCCTGGGTGACTTTCAAAGACGATTTCAAGAAGATGTACATCAAGACCAAACCTTGTATTGAGTGCGATCTCTTTGGTATCGACGACGAAGCCTCGATCTCCAAACTCCAGGGCCCGGAATATGCCTTGATCTGGCTCGAAGAACCGGCTCCTATCCATGAAAGGTCCAATTCAGGATTGCCGAAAGAAGTTTTCGACATTGCCCTTGCCCGGGCAGGTAGGCAGAAAGGTGCCATTCCAAGGCTCCAGATTACCCAGAATCCGGGTGATGAAGAGCATTGGACTACGGAATTGATGGACGACCCGGAAGAGTACATGGTCGCTGAAGACGGCACCGTCATCATCAAGAAGACTTTTCGGATACCAAAAGGTGAAAATAAATATCTCACACCACTCCAGCGGGCGATGAATATGGCGGCATTCAAAAGCGACCCTGGGAAGTGGGCGCGTTATGTGGAAGGCGAGACGGCCTCGGTCATGCGTGGCAAGCGCGTTACTCCGAGTTACGGTCCTCAGATACACTATTCGCAAAAAATCCTTCCCGTCTATCCGAACATGGAAGGATATCGCGGTTGGGATAGCTTCCAGTATCCCTCAGTCGTCATCGCCCAGTATAACCCGCAAGGACAGCTTGTGATCCATGATGTCCTGGCGGAATCGGGACTGGGTCCGAAAGAATTAATCGAAGAAAAACTCCTGCCGCTCCTGGCGTCACCGAAGTACAAAGGCAAGATAAAAGAATGGCGTGATATCGGCGACCCGAATATGAAGACCCCGGATCAGAGTTCCAAGTACATGAGCGCAGCGAAGGTAATCGAGAAGACCCTCGGGACATATTTTGAGCGTGGTCCCGTAAAATGGTCTTCCCGGATAGATCCGGTGAATCACCACCTCAAACGTATGCTCAACGAGGGGAGACCGGCGATTATCCTCTCCGCATCCGCCGTCCTACTCCACAGGGCACTCAAGGGAGGATGGCATTACAAGACGGATAACAACGGCAAGATACTTGGCAAGCTCCCCGTCAAGGATAAACACAGCCATCCGGGAGATGCTTTTCTTATATCATCGCGGCCTTGATGCCTTACGAAGAAAGACAGGCCATGAAGAAGATCGATAAAGATTCCAGGATGAAACGCGCCCTGAGTTATGGGCCGGGTGAATTGCGTCCCAAAAAATCACTCTACGGAGGCCTTCAATGGCCGTAAAAGGAAAAAAGAACGTTACTGGCCGATGCGCGTCGGCGGACCTTACGACGACCAACCCGGTCAGATGAAGAGTACCGAGATTTTCAAGTGCACAGGCTGCGGCGCGGAGACATCCTCTGAAGCAGGTTGGGAACGGGACCCCCGAGAAACACAGGTGCCGCCCCGGCTGTCCAGCGCACAGTGATACGAAGATAGCGCCCGGGGACAACTCCGCTTACAGGCGGAATTACGATAGGATATTCCCCCATGCTCCAGGGGCGGGATTGTAGGAGATGCCATGCTGAAAAGATTGGTAAATCCAAGGACAAAACGCCGCGAGTATGCGATGGTCGGCGGTAACGGCCGGGTGCTCAAGTATTTCGGAATACGCAAGCCGTCGGAAGAAGAGTTCCGGCGCGAAGAAAGAACGAGTCCAATACTTCGCCAATAAGAGTAAGGCAAAATGAATAGTCTTGCATTGTATGATCCCGAACGCGACCCGATGAAGGAGATTCTTTCCCTCCGCCCTCGCTGCTCAACGCCGAGGGGAGAACCTCGTCCGGCCGATGGATGCTCAGGAGCTTGCCGAAAGGGAAGAAGCCGCGAAACGCTATGCGGGAGAGGATGAGAAACATTTTGTCGATTATCTGCGGGATTGTGTCAAGCAATCGACGGACTCGACGAAAGACATCCGTAAAACCTGGGAGCGATGCTACAGCACCTACAAGGAAAATGAACCGGTCAACTACAAGAAGAAGGCTGGCTGGCAATCACGCATCGTCGTTCCTAAGCCCTTTGCAACCGTGCAGTATGGGGCGTCGAGTATAAAGAAGGCATTCACTCCCCGGTTCATGACGATCGAAGACCCGCAAAATCCGGATCATGCGGAATTCTGGCAGCGACTGATGGAGTTTCAGTTGAACGAACAACACGCCGATTTCGTCACCCGTTTTACCGACGCCACACGGATGGGGCTTGCCATCGGTCAGAGCATGGAGATGATCCCGCGCTGGATACCGGGGAAGGGTCTCGAATACATCCTCACCGAACCATGGAAGATACACCGCGACCCGATTCCGTCCCTCGTGATTGTCAGTCGGGGATGTACTGGGTGCATCAGGAATGGCTGGACTATTTCGTCCTGAAACAGGGCGAGGAATCCGGCCGTTATTTCAATGTCGCCCGGGTGAAGGACACATCGAGCAATACGACGAACGATGAGTTCATGACGCCGGAGGCCATCGCTACGCGAAAACAGATGACCTTTGAACGAGGCCGGTACAGAAAACTCGTTCTTACTTCCGAGTTCTGGGGGATCGTCCTATCTCCAAAGGGCGAGGTCCTCCTGCCGAATGCCCAGTACACGGTAGCCGCCGATAGGGTAATCCAGTATCCCCGCACCTGTCCCTACAAGAGAATACGATGGCCGGGCATTTCCTTCTCTCCGATCCCGGACCTGCTCACTGCCGGCGGGCGCGGGCTCCTCGAAGGAGTCATTACCGTATGGGAGTCCTGGTGCAACATCATGTGCCTCCACCAGGACAATATGGCCTGGATCGTGAACCCGATGACCGAGATTACAGTCGATGCCCTCGTTGATGCCAACGATGTCGAGACATGGCCTGGGAAGGAATATCTCGTCAAGGAAACGATGAACGGCCAGCAATCAATCCGGACCGTCCAAAGGCCGCGAACTACCAATGAGGTCCTCGCGAATAGTCAGCATTATGACCAGTTATTTCAGCGCGGCTCAATGGTGAGCGACGCCATCCAGGGCTTGCCGGGCTATCGGAAGGATATGACATACCGCGAGTTTCAGGCATTACTCGACCAGGGCCTGGGCGTTTTCTCTCTCATGGGAGACGACATCGAAAAGGCCGCCATTCAGGCTATGATTGCTGGCGCGGAGATGATCTCGACCCATGCCACTTATGGCGATTACCTGGAGATATTCACCCCCCAGGAATTGGCTGGTCTCGGCATCGTGCCCGACCCAGTATCAGCCAATGGTGTCGCCGGGGTGCCGCCGTTCAACGGCGCGATGCATGTCTCCGGCCTCCAGGCCTGATGAAAGAGAACGACACGCTCATCAACCTCAAGAATGTCATCATCCCGCTTATCATCAGGAATAGCCCATTTGCGAAGTATTTCAAGCCGTATAATGTCCTCAAGGCCCTGATCGAGCGTATCAAGATGAAAGATGAAAAAATCATCTGTGACGAAAAAGAAGCAGAGCAGTTGGACGCGCAAGAGTTCGAGGAACTGGCAAGACAGAAGAAGATGGCCCTTGAGCGACAGGAACTTGCCGATGCCCAGGCAATGGCAAAGATTGCCGAGACAATCGATAAGGGCAAGGCAGGCAATGGCAAAAGCGAAGGGAGTTGCGAAATAATGATCCAAACAGGCGCAGAGACCGATATCCTGACTGGCCTTCCGAAACAGATAGCCGATGAAGATCGGGAGGCGGCAGAATACGGGAAGGAAGAAGCCAGATTGAAGAGGCAGGCTGAATTCCTGGGCACTATCGAAAGCGACGCCGGGAGACTCCTCATCGAGCAGATACGCCGCCGCCTTGAGCTGCGACTCGACGTACTTCTCAAGGCTGATCCCGAGGCCAGAGCCCTTATCGACATCCTCCAGGATCTTGGTTTCAGAGAAAATGCCGCCAAGGCTGCTCTCGACAAACTACAGAGAGGATACTTGAGGAGATAATTCACTCCGGCTTTGCCGGGTTTGAAAACAGAATAAAGTAGGGCAATAACCGGGATTGATCCCCCCGGTAAAAGCCAAAAAAGGAAGAGGTTCACGTCGGCGCCGACCCCGGACGTGAATCTCTTTCTTTTTGGCGATAGACGAGAGATACGGCCGGCCCCTTCGCGGACCACGCCGGTACCAAAATAGGAGGTTCCAACATGTCAGAAGAGCAGATTACGTCCGGGATAGACCAGTTCATGATCGACGGCCGGCGGCATACTCCGGTGAAGAGGAGACAGCCGCCGCGCCCGCCGAACCCGAACCGGCTGCCCAGGACCCTGCGGCAACGGAAAAAGCGGAAGAAAATAGAGAACCTGAAGACCTTGAAACAGCCCCGGAACCTGAAGAGAAGCCTTCCGAGACCATAACTCAGCCGGACAAGCCGGAAGAGAAGGAAAAGAACTTCAGGTTCAAGAGCCATGAGGAAGCGGAAGAAGGCTACCGCAACATCCTATCCCGGGTCACGAGGGCGGAACAGGAGGCCGCCCGGGTGCGGAAAGAGATGGAATATCTCAAGGATGTCGAGACGTTCCAGCAGGTAATCGCTCAAAACGAGAAGGCATATCTCGATTTCTCGACGGAGCGAAACCAGAAGGCCCTGCTCGATATCGACTCTCTCGACCCGGACGATCCCGAACACAACAAGAAGGTAGCCCGCATCTGGGCAGAGGCAAACAGGGACATCAGGCGCTATGAAGAACAACTCAACATCGCTGCTCGAAAGTTTATCAGCGCAAGACAGCGGCAGTTACAGCAGCAGCCGGCAGCCCCGGCGCCGATTCAGCAACAGCCAAGGCGGATAATTCGGCAACTCCTGATCCCGTTGATTTCGTGAGGAATTATATCAGCAAACAGGGATTGCAACCGGATGACCGGATGTTCTGGGCCATAGCCGGGCAGGCACCGACGAGTATCGACGGCAAACCGATCGATCTCAACGAGCAGATCAAGTGGGCCGTCGAAGAAACGAAAAAACTAAAAGCGTCTATCAGGGAAGAGGCACAAAAAAGAGCTCGAATCGATTCGCCAGCAGGACCGGAAGACGCACGGCAGAAGGAGAAGTCCCTCTCGGCCGCGGCGGAATTAAACCGTC